GAATGGGATATGCACGTATGGAAAGTGTATTGCGAAATGGTATGGTTAATGGATCAATAACACGTCATGATAAAACACAAGATCCAACCATAGGATTAATTGGCAATAAACGGCCGTTAGTGTTATGGTTAGCAGATTATTCGGTATATAGTGGTACTACACTATCTTCTGTATATAATTTAATACCAGGCGGTTCCGGAATGTCCATAGGATCATCGCCAGCATATATAGAAGATGGTGTTTTTAATACAAGATCGTATATTGATTTTAACTCAGCAGCTGATAGAGTTTACACAACTAGCACATCGTTAATGTCTGGTAAAAATGAAATAACAATTGTCATGCTATGTAAGCTAACATCAACTGCAGATCGTACTTTATTTTATAAAATAGATTCAACGATAACAAATACCATAGGCGACTTACATGTACAGTCTATCGGCGGAAATAAAGTAAGAGTTACATTTATAGGTAATCCAACTACAACCTCTGCTGTATATGAAACATATGATGCTACAATTGAAGGTTCGTGGTTTTTATTGACAGTAAAAGCTAGATTATATCAGCCTAATGGACAGGGTTCGGAGTTAGAAATATATGTTAATGGCACTCAAAATCAAACTCCTATTACAACTACATTTGTAGGATCAACATCAAACTTTACATCCGATCCGTTATATTTTGGAAATAACACATCTGCAACAGCTGGCGGATCACAAATTGCCGGCGGGTTTGTAGCTGATTATTGGCTTAATTCTGTAGAACAAATAAGAATAGAAAACTTTTTTAGATGGTATTATGGATATAGATTTTAACACGCAAAAATTAGTATTAAAGCCAGAATATGTTGATTCTGGCAATATAATTGTAAAAAATGGATATGTTATTAAATTAATATTCGATACAGTTAATACTCCAGAATCTGAATATGAATTTTATTATAATAACGGATTAGATATGATATTCGATATTGTTGATATATAAATCTGGTTTGAATTTAAAAATAAACTATATATATTAAAATAAAAAAAAGAAAGTTAACACTATGTTATACATATTTAATTTACAAGTTAATCAAACAATAACTGAAACGTTAGTTTACGAAAACCAAACATCCGGTAGCGTAAATCATATTAATACTAGTGAACAAACAAAATTAGTCGATGCAGCAACACAAGATGAAGCTATCCAAAAATTAAAAACATATTATCAAAATTTAAATACAGAATCCGAAACATATTCTATACAAATAAAAAATATTACAGATACTATAGTATAATATTTTGAAAATACAATAAAAATTTATATAATAAAATATACATAATATAATTTAAAATGGCAAAAGTTATGGCAACAAAAAAACTAGACAAAGAACACACAGATGCAATTAAAACATTGCAAGACAAATTCAGTGAAAATACTAATCAGTTAGGAATAGTTACATTGGAATTAGAAATGTTAGAAATTCAAAAATCTTCATTGGAATTACGAAAATCAAATTTAATCGAACAATTTTCTGATTTGAGAGAAGAAGAATCGCAACTTATTGATAGTTTAAAAGAACGTTATGGGAACGGTCAAATAAATATAGTTGATGGTACGTTTACCCCAAGTGAAGAAGGTCAGTAGTAGTTAAACTATATTTATAATAAATTTAAAATCATAAGGAGTAATTAATGGCAGAAAGAATCGTGTCTGCTGGTGTATTTACCAAAGAGGTAGATCAATCATTTTTACCAGCGGCAATTGGACAGATTGGAGCTGTATTAATCGGACCTACCGTTAAAGGACCTGCATTAGTACCAACCACCGTGTCTTCATATGCAGAATTTCAACAAATATTTGGATCATATACCGATGAATCATACGTTCCATTTACAGCTGAAGAATATCTAAGAAATGGAGATACATTAACTATAGTTAGATTATTATACGAAGATGGATATAGTTTAGCTAATGGTGCATTAGCAGTAATTGCTAGTTCAGGTTCGGGTGCAGCACAAGTAAAAGCAGTTACCCACGTATTACATCCAACACAAGCAGTTACCCAAGTAACTACTAACATGTTCGAAGCATCATCTATAGTAAACCATAGTTCGGGAAGTTTTAGTGTTACCATTTCCGGATCATTTACTACAGATACATCAATTCCAGGATCTAGTACATTTGCAAATGGGGTTGGATATTCAGCATCAATTGATAACAGCAAAAATAATTATATAACTAAGATATTTGGTAGATCTCCAAAATCATTAGATTATCCAGTATATGTTCAATATGAAAACACTGCAGCTACATCGTTATTTAATAACATGGCTAATGTTACTGTTGAATTAGCAAAAATTTCAGATTACTCATTCGATCAAAGTTATCAATCAGCATCTACACCATATGTAACATCGCAAAAAATTGGAACAGCTGTTAGAAACTTATTTAAATTCCATACTATATCACACGGAACTGGTGTAAATAGTGATGTAAAAATTGGTATACGAGATGTTAAGTTAGCTACTGAAATTTCAGATCCAAATGGATATGGTCAATTTACAGTTGAAGTTCGCCGAATAAATACATCTAATATTCCAGGATCGCCATATACATCTAGAGATACTGATCAATCTCCAGATATAATCGAAACATTTTTAAATGTAAATTTAGATCCAGACTCTGCAAATTATATTGCTAGAAGAATTGGTGATAGATACTTATCTATTAGCACCGATGGTGACATTATCATTAATGGTGATTATCCAAATCAGTCTAAATATATTAGAGTTCAAGTAACAGATGGTGTAAAAAATAAAACTAATGAAAAAACTTTAGTACCATTTGGATTTAGAGCTCCAATTTCACCAATACCAAATGTATCTGGTTCTATAAATTTATATGCTGCTTCATATAAAACATCACAAGTTAATACTTCGGGAGTTTATAGTCCATCTAATTATTTAGGATTTGATTATACTAACATAAACAATTTAAACTATTTATCTCCGATACCCGATGAATCATCTGCATTACAATCTACAGGTAGTAACTCAGATTTTTATTTAGGAAACGTTTCACAATCTGCTGGCGCAGGATATCCGACATTAACTACAGCATATTCTGGAAGTTTAGAAGATGCACTTACAGCTGGAAATTTTTCGACTAAAATTTCATTAGATACTCGTAAATTCATATTACCAATACAAGGAGGTTTTGACGGAGCTCGTCCAAATTTACCTAAATTATCTGGTGCTAATATTAAAGAATCTAATACTTTTGGATTTGACTGTACAAATAGCTCAACTGCTGGTACTAAGGCATACAATAAAGCATTCTCTATGTTATCTAACACAGATTTTTATGACTTTAATATGTTGTTAACTCCTGGTATATTAGATAGTAAACATTCCGTAGTTACCGGATTAGCAAGAAATTTATGTGTTGCTAGACAAGATGCATTCTATGTAATGGATCCTGCATTGTTAACTGATTCAATTTCTTATGTAGTATCACAAATTACTACAATTGATAATAATTATACTGCAACATATTGGCCATGGGTTCGTATATTGAATCGCGAGAAAAATGTACCAGTTTGGGTGCCACCATCTGTGGTTGTTCCGGGTGCTTTAACATTTAATGATAGATTTGCTGCACCGTGGTATGCACCAGCTGGTTTAAACAGAGGTGGATTGCCGACAGTATTAGAAGCATATATTCCATTATCTCAAGGACAACGTAATACATTGTATGATGCTCGTATAAACCCTATTGCAACTTTCCCTAATGACGGTATAGTAGTTTGGGGTCAAAAGACATTACAAGGTAGACCGAGTGCATTAGATCGCGTAAATGTGCGTAGATTATTAATCACAGTTAAGAAATTTATTGCATCTGCAACACGTTATTTAGTATTCGAACAATCAAATGTGGCTACTAGAAATAAATTCTTAAATATTGTTAATCCATATTTAGAATCAGTACGTGCACAGCAAGGTTTAACAGTATTCAAAGTAATCATGGATGATACTAATAATACTCCAGACTTAATTGATAGAAATATCATGTATGGTCAAATCTTCTTGCAACCTACGAGAACGGCTGAATTTATTATATTAGATTTCAATATTCAACCGACAGGTGCTGCATTTCCAGAATAATAATGCATACGAATAAAATTAGGCAGAGTTCGCTCTGCCTTTTTTACTTTGCTTATATTTATAAGAAAATAACAAGGATATTTTAACATGGCATTAAGTAATCAAGTAAATAAAAAATTAACTGATTATGGCGAACAAGCTGATTTCTGGCAAAACGCATATCAGTGGGAGCCAAAAAAATCACATCAATTCATCATGTTAATTGATGGAATTCCGGCGTATTTAGTTAAAGCGTCTGCAAAACCTAGTTTCCAAAATGGTGAAGTTGCATTAGATCATATCAATGTACAACGATATATTAAAGGACGTACTGTATGGAGTACTATTGCAATTACATTGTATGATGCAATTGTTCCATCCGGTGCTCAGGCAGTAATGGAATGGATGCGTTTACATCATGAATCTGCAACAGGTAGAGATGGATATTCAACTTTTTATAAAAAAGATATTAAATTACATCAATTATCTCCATTAGGTGAAATTATAGAAGAGTGGACTTTAAAAGGAGCATTTATTAGTGAATCTAGTTTTGGAGAGTTAGATTGGAGTACAGAAGATGCAGTTAATATCAGCGTAACACTTCGCTACGATTGGGCATTCTTAAATTACTAAATAAAATTTTTATATACATTAATGGGAGCAAATTGCTCCCATTTTTTATGTTCTGTATATTTATATTAAAGTTATATAAAAAAGGAACATTATGAGTATAGTTACTGATCAATTATCAAATCAAAACATTATCGAACTTGCTAAAAAGCAATATGAAAATCAACAAAGAAGTAAAATTCCCGGATATACTGCATATTTACCTAGTTTAGGAAAAATATATCCAAAAACATCTCCATTGAGATCTGGTATTGTTGAATTGAGATACATGACATCTTATGATGAAGATTTGTTAGCTAATATGTCATACATACAAGATGGCACTGTATTAGAACGATTGATAGATGGATTAATAGTAACACCAGGTATTACATCGCAAGATATATCTAATCCAGACCTAGAAGCTTTAGTTATTTCTGCTAGAATTTTTAGTTATGGTAAACTATACGCAGTTAACGTAAAAAACCCAAAGACTAACAATGTATTAGACCGAGATATAGATCTATCTGCGTTAAAAATAAAACCATTTGATTTAGAATCAGACGATAATGGGGAATTTACATATACAGTTGAAAGTACCAGCGATGTAATTAAATTTAAATATCTATCGATACGAGATGTAAAAAATATTGACAGCGAAAAACCAATATCTGATCTTGTAAAACGAAGTATACAAGAAATTAATGGTAATAGAGATAAAAATTTTATAGAAGAATATATTAAATTTACATTCAGATCTGGAGATTCAAAAAAATTCAGAGAATATATGGCAAATAACATGTATGGATTTGATTTTGATATTGAATTTGAAGGTGAAGATAAGGACACCTTCATTACTCGGTTTCCAATTGGATCAGAGATTCTTTGGGTTTGATGGTAAACATCAAATTGAATTACACGAACAGTTATTTGATTTAGTCTGGTATGGTCAAGGTAAATGGGACTGGAATACCGTATACAATTTACCGATACATATAAAACGTTTATGGATAAAAAAAATGAATCAATACAACTCACCTAAAGAATCTGAACAAACTACGGCGGAGACCAGATCCAAATTACCAACACATCCATATATAAAAAGTCCGGAATAAATATTTATATATAAAAGGAATGATGTGTATCAATCTATATTAACATATTTAAGATCTAAACCAAAATTAGGACGGCGCGCAAAGGACCCAGAAGAATTAACAGAATTTAATAAAGTAAACAAAGATTTTCGAGGCAGCAACGACACACAAAATCAAGCTTTCAATGATTTGCTTAACCAGTTACCATCATTAAGCAATGCAATTGCACAATACAACGACACATTAAAAGCCTTAAATGACGATCAAACAAAATTAGCAGTTGGTATTAAACAAGTATACGGACTACACGAAAAATACAATACTGTAATCAATGATTTAATTAAAGACATAACTATACTTGAAGAACGAAATCAAGATTTAAATACATCATTTAAAATATCTTCTGCTCGTGCAGGTGAGTTAGCTGGTGAAATTCGAGATCTGAGTATAGAATTGGGGTATGGTGAATCTAGCATAAAAAAATATGCAAAAGGATTGCAATCATATATTGGAAATTTTTCAAATAAAAAAATGAATGAGGAATTTAAAAAATCCACAATTCAGTTCCAAGCATTTGCTCAACAAAATTTAAATTTAAGTGCCGAACAAGCTACCGCATATGAAACTTATGCAAGAAACATAGGAAAATCTGGAATTGAAGCTGCATTAGCATTATCTGAGTTAACCGACGAATATTCAGGACAAACAGGATTAGAATCACTTACAATGCAAGCCGAAATCATTGAAGATATCGGATCATTGTCGGCTGAAGCTCGAATGAATTTTAGCAAGTTCCCGGGACATCTAGAAGTAGCTGCATTAAAATCTCGTGCATTAGGAGTTAGTTTAGACAAACTAAGTAAAGCTGGTGATGCTTTCTTAAATATCGAAGAATCTATAGGAAAAGAAATTGAATATCAAGCATTAACCGGACAGCGTTTATTAACTATAGACGGGAAAAGTTTAACTAATGAATATAGAAAAGCACATCTAGCTGGAGATGCACTTAAAGAAGCTGAATTAATGCAACAAGCTATAGAATCACAAGGCGGTATAATTAAAACAAATATGTTGTTTCGAAAACAATTTGCAGAAGCAATGCAGGTAGATTTAGAAACAGTGAATGTTGCATTGGAAAAACGCGAAATTGCTGAAAAAACAGGTGCATCAGAAATATTAAAACTATCGGGACAAGCATTAACAGACAAGCTGCAACAGCTATATAAAAAGAACAAAGATGATACAGAAGTACAAACGAAAATTGCAAATTTATTGGAACAAACAGATACTCGTACTACACATGAACGAGTAGTAGAAACCCAATTGGCTGATATAGCAGCTAGCATGAAAAAACTAGCCGGTGGTGGTAAAGGTACAGTAAAGGATAAAAGCGGCAAGGACGTCTTTAAAGCTCCTAAGGATTTCGATATCAATGCAAACAGACAGCGTGCAGAAAAGGCAGAACGCGTTATGTCTATGTATAAAAACCAACTTGATGAGACATCAGTAAGAACTATAGGTGCTGCAAATACAAGTAAGAAAGCTGCTAGATTGATCAGTACAGCTACAGACGTAAAATCAGCAATTTCTAATACCGTTGCTAGCGATTTTGCAGTAAAAGCAGTTAACACAACTATTACTGCACTGAAAGGTATTACAATAAACCAAACCGCAAATCCAGCCGGAGATGGAACTATAGAAGATAAACGGGATACTATTATTTATCCAAATGGATCTTCTCCACAACGTGTTAGTAAACGAGATGTAGTAATGGCATTTGAACCAAATAATACTATACACCGAACTGTTAATGATATGATTAATCCTCCAGCAAATACGATTGACAGTCAACTAGCTAAAATGATTGCACAAATGCAACGAACTACTAACAACAATAATATAAAAAATAACACAACTCCAACTATAGATGTACCATCATTAGCACAAGCAATTGCATCTGCAATGAAAAATGTCAAAGTAGAGGCAACTATAAAAACTGATAATTTATATGGGGCAACAAATATGAATTCCAGAAAAAATATTATTTAATGTATAAAGGATAACTATGCCACTAATTAATCCAACATTAGGATATGAATCACAATTTCTTCCTATCGCGCCAATCGATTCAAAAAAATTTAGTTATTCTGTTAATACATTTAATATATTACCAGACATAATTTATACTAATCCCAGTAGCATGGGAAATAAATTGCTACAATTTAATCCGTCAAAACCTATAGATTCGGGAAAATTTAGTTATGCCCGACCTACATTTAATTTAAAATTAGAAGGTCCTGCAGATTTAACGTACGGTGCTGTGTTATATGAAAATTTTTCATTAAAAAATCCAACTAATATAGACAATAATCTAGTTAAACCGGTAGGTTGGTATCCTGTTACACCAAATCTAATAGTAAATCAATTTGCACCAGTATTTGCATCTAGTTTAGGAATCAAAACATTTAATTTAGTAAATGAACAACTATCTAATAATAATCCAACATATGAATTTAATTCATTAAGTAAGCCACAAAGTCAATGGCCTGGACAATCAGCTGTTACTAAAAATAGTATTATAACTCAGTTTGCATCAGCATGGTCTAAAAATGATCCATATGATACGTTTGATTTAAAAGATGAACAATTAACTGTTAATAATCCAACTATAGCTAACAACAAATTAATTAAACCTAAGAGTCCATTTACAAATAC